GTTGGGGGCCTGCGAAAAAACAGAATAGAGGAAGAGGCAAGTAAGAAAGGATATTGCCCCGCCGCTCCGAAAGGGGCGGCTTTTTCATGCACGGCCAAGGAGAGGATAATGGCAAAGAAAGTCGAAAAAATAGACCTAAAGAAGCAGGTCGAGAAAATCATAGATAAGGCAGAAAACGCCGGGGTCGAACACAATATGCTGTTCGTGACCACGCTCAAACGATATGGCGGTATGCTCAAAATACTGGACGATCTGTCAAAGGACATAGAGAGCCGCGGGGCAGTCACGGAGCGGGTATTTTCGTCGGGCAAGATAGGCATTGGCGTGAACGAATCTGTGGCTGTCTACAACCAGACATCCAACATGGCGAACCTCACCGCCGCTTCCCTTCTGAACATCGTCGCAGCGGCTGTCGATGGTAAAGGGCTTGAAAGCCTGAACATGGACGATGGCGACGATTTGTAAGGAGATATCAACATACCTGCGAGCGGTCGAGAAGAAAGGAAAAGGGGCGTATTGCGCCGAGCAGATAAAACTTGCCGCGCATATCAGGAAATGCTTTGCTGAAGAAGATATATACACGGACGTTGAGCAGCTGAGAAAATATCTTGGGTTGGTGAAGTATTTTCCGTATGACCGATTGTTCCCTTGGCAGGAGTTCCTGACGGCACTTCACGCCTGCACGTACTGGAAGGATACGGGGCTTCCGAGGTGGCCTGACCTGTTTACGCTCGTCGGGCGAGGCGCGGGAAAGGACGGCTTCATCGCATATATCAGCATGTGCCTTATGTCTCAGCTTAACGGTATACACGAATATGACGTTGACATATGCGCCAACAACGAGGAGCAGGCAGTACGCCCGGTGGAGGATTTGGTGATGGCTCTCGAAGAACCAGGCAACGAGAACCTAAAGAAAAGTTTCTATTGGACGAAGGAGCGGGTGAAAAGCACCAAGACGCACTCACAATTGCGAGGCCGCACGAATAATCCGAAAGGAAAGGACGGACTCAGAAGCGGCTATGTGGTGTTCAATGAAGTGCATCAATACGAGAATTACGCGAACATAAACGTCTTTACAACGGGGCTTGGGAAGAAAAAGCACCCCCGCCGCGCATACCTCACGACGCAGGGGCACGTTCGCGACGGCGTGATTGATGACCTCATAGAGAAAAGCGAGCGGATACTCAACGGCGAGGAGCCTGACGATGGTTTCCTTCCGTTCATTTGCAAACTCGACAGCAAAGATGATGTCCATGATAGCAAGCATTGGCAGAAAGCCAATCCCTCGCTGCCGTATATGCCGGTGCTGTTTGCGGAGATAAAAAAGGAGTATGCCGAATGGAAAAAGCACCCCGCCCTACTGCCGGCGTTTATGACAAAGCGCATGAACATTCCGGACGGCAACCCCGAAATGCAAGTGACGGAGTGGGACAATATAGCGGCGACGAACAGGCCGCTGCCCGACCTCGACGGGTGGACTTGCGTTGTCGGCGTGGACTACGCCATGTTGAACGACTTCGCGAGCGTCAATCTGCATTTTCGCGATGGTGACAAGCGGTACGACATAAACCATAGCTGGCTGTGCGCCGCGTCGAAAGACCTTCCGCGTGTAAAGGCTCCGTGGCAGCAGTGGGCGCATGATGGGTTTTTAACAGTCGTGTATGAGCCGCAGATATCGCCGGAGCTGATTGTGGCGTACATAGAGGGTATGGGGCGCATCTACAACATCGAGGGGATTGCGCTTGACAACTTCCGGTATGCGCTTCTGTCGCCATCGCTGGAGGCGATAGGCTTTGCCAAGAAGTTCGACAACGTGAAGCTGACGCGCCCGTCGGACATAATGATAGCGGCGCCGGTGATAGATTCGTGCTTTTTGAGCCAAAACTTCACATGGGGCGACAACCCTGTGTTGCGGTGGGCGACGAACAACACGAAGCTGCTCCGCTCATCAAGGAGCGTGGGGTCGGACACGGGCAATTTTTATTACGGCAAGATTGAGGGGCGGAGCCGGAAGACCGACCCTTTCATGGCGCTTGTCGCATCAATGACGATAGAAACCGACCTTGGCCTCGGTGGAGAACAAACGTCGGATTTTGAAGTATGGGAAATGTAAAGGAGGATAATATGCACATTGTAAAAATCGTAGCGGAAGACCTGAACATCAGGGAGAAATCGACCCTAAAGTCCAAAGTGGTCGGGCAGATAAGGGACTATGAGGCACACGAGGCCGAGCCCGCAGGCAAGAAAACCCCCGTGGAGTGGTTTAAGCTTGCCGAGGGTGGCTTTGTAAAAGCCGAGTTTGTCGGGGAGGCCGAGCTTGACAATTTCAAGTTCGACCCCGAGCCTGTCGCCGAGGACGATGGCGAGGAAACCCAAGAGGAGACCCAGAATGGGACTGAGCTTTAGGCAAGTCATAGAGGGCATTCTTGGCAAGGACGGAAAGCCTTTTACCTACGAAGAGGCCTACGAGAAGGTAAGCTCCCTCGCCGTCCGAAAGCTGTGCTTTTGGGCTTGCGTGAACGTGACGGCCAACGCGGTGTCGGTCTGCGAGTTTCGGACATACAATGGCAGCGAAGAGGTCAGGGAGAGCGAATATTATTTGTGGAACGTCCAGCCGAATGCCAACCAAGGCGCAGGCGCGTTCGTATCAAAGCTTATTGCCCAGCTGTTCACGGAGGGTGAAGCCCTTATATTCGAGGTCGGAAGCGGCGAAAAAGCGCAGCTTTTCATTGCAGATTCTTTCGCCAAGGAAGAAAAAGGCGTGAAAGAAATCGTATTCTCCAAAATAGAACATGGCGGGGAAATAATTTACGAAAAACTGCCGCAAAGCAAGGTGATACATATCTCTTACGGCGGCGAAAACGTGAAATCCTTGGTGGACGACATCTACATCCAATATCAGGAGCTTATGACGTATGGCGTGGGGTTTTATAAGCGAGAGAGCGGCAACAAGGGATTTTTGGAGCTTGAACGCAACCGGCAGGGCACGCCCGAAGAACAGGCGGTCATGGAACAGCAGATGAAGGACAGCTTTAAGAAGTTCTTCAAGATGGATTCGGGCGTCATGCGGCTTTATCGCGGCGAGAAATATGTGCCGCTCCAAGGAATGGACGCGCGCACGAGGGCGGATACGCGGGATATCCGGGCAATGATAAACGACATGATGGACTTCACGGCCATTGCGTTCGGCATACCGCCGACGCTGATGAGGGGAGAGGTAGCGGACACCGCAAACGCAATCGACCAACTGCTCACGTTCTGCATCGACCCGCTTGTTGACAGAATCGCCAAGGAGATAAACCGCAAAAGGTTCACGGAAAAGGAATTTTTGAACGGCCGCAACATATGGATAGACACTACGGCAGTCAAGCATATAAACCTTTTCGACATAGCAACCTCGTTTGACAAGCTTATAGGTTCAAGCGGGTTCAACGTGGACGAATTGAGGAGACGCGCCGGGCTGCGCGAGCTCAACACGAAATGGAGCAAAGCCCATTTCTTGACAAAGAATTATGAGTTAGTGGAGAAATTCTTTGAACAGAGCCAATAAAAATCAATAACACAGACGAAAACGTTCCCGTGCGGCCTCCGTTGCTCGTATGGGGGCGTTTTTCCATGTGTGCGAATTTTCAAAGAAAGGAGGAGAAACAACGATGAGAGAAAAACAATTTTACCAACTCGAACAGACCGACCACAAGGCGATATTGACCATCTACGGCACGATATACCGAAGCGAGAATGACGATAGGCATCAACTGGCAGACAAGATAATGCTACTGCCGAACGTGCCTGTGGATGTGTATATCAACTCGCGAGGGGGAAGCGTAGCAGAAGGGCTGAACATCTACAACGCGCTTTTGCGACACCCGGCAAAGGTCACGACCTACAACGACGGATTTGCGTGTTCAGCGGCGAGCGTGGTGTTCCTCGCAGGCGAGGAGCGCATAATGTCGCACGCTTCGCTTTTGATGATTCACAATGCGTGGACGTTTGCGGCGGGGAACGCGAAGGAGCTGCGTAAGCAAGCAGACGACCTCGACACCATCACCGAGCCGTCTATGAACGCCTATATGAGTCGCGTGAAAATCGAGCGCGAGGAGTTGGCGCGAATGATGGATGAGGAGACATGGATTAAGCCGGAACAAGCGGTTGAATGGGGTTTTGCCACTGGCGTTGACGACGGCAAAGATGAAGGCGATGTGTCGCAAAGCGTCAAGGAACTCATATTCAGGCAGCTCACGGAGCCACAGACAGTCAAGGTCGCAGAACTTATCGAAGCCACGGTTGATGTGTCCGTCAAACACAGCATGAAAGAGTATCTGGAGGCGGCAAGCGACCTGACAGCCCGGATAGAGGCGATCAGCAGGGGGCTCAAAGCGTTAACCCCCGGGTTCGAGGCATTAGGAGCCGACTTCAAAGCGGCGAAAGAAGTGGAAGAAGAACAAAAGAGAACATTTTTACAACAGCTTAGGGCAAGTTTGCCCGGAAAGGAGAACGAAAATGCGTAGCAAGGATATTTTAGCAGAGGCGAGAGCCGAATTTAGGCAGAAATTTGTAGAGGCGATGGGCGCGAATGACGAAGGGGAGCAGCTTTCCGAGGTCATGGAGGCGTTTGGGCTGCAAGTCCAAGACGCAATCCTCGAAGACGTGAAAGGCATAACGGATATGTCCGACGCGGCTGTGCTCCAGTCTCGCGGGGCGAGGGTGCTTACCTCCGAGGAAACGAAGTATTGGCAGAAAGTCATTGACGCGATGCAGAGCGCAAACCCTGATGCGTCGCTTGGCCTGATTGATGAAGTCTTGCCGATGACCGTTATTGACAGGGTTTTTGAGAACATCACGGAAGCCCACCCGCTTTTGAGAGCAATCAACTTCCAGAACACGGGAATGATTACGCGGATGATTATGAGTACAGGCTCCGGCAAGGCCGTCTGGGGCGACCTGCTCGGCCCAATAGAGGAGAAGCTGACCGCGGAGTTCTCCTTCTTCGATATGACGATGAAGAAGCTGTCGGCGTGGATACTCGTACACAAGCCCATGCTCGACATAGGGCCGGTATGGGTAGACAGGTATGTGAGGACAATCCTTGCGGAAGCCATCGCGCTCGGGCTTGAAGAGGCAATCGTTGATGGCGACGGCAAGAGCGGCCCCATAGGTATGACACGCAGCCTGAAAGGTGCTGTGGACGGCGTGTACCCGCGCAAGACAGCGATAAAGATAGACGACTTCGAGCCGGTGCAATACGGCAAGATAATCAATGAGATATCCAAGGCATCGAACGACAAGCGCAGGCCTGTGCCTGAAGTTATCTTAGTCGTCAATCCGGAGGATTACTTCCTCAAGGTCTTTCCGGCGACGACGGTGCGTAACACGGCGGGAACGTACAATTTTGACGTGTTCCCCTATCCTACACGCGTTGTGCAGAGCGGGGCGGTGCCCGCAGGCCTGGCCGTGATGGGTCTCGCCCGGCGGTACTTCGCAGGCGTCGGAACGTCGCAGGGCGGGCGCATAGAGTATTCGGACGAGTATAAGTTCCTCGACGATGTGCGGGTGTACCTCACGAAACTCTATGGCAACGGCCAGCCGCTTGACGAAAATGCTTTTGTGCTGCTCGACATAGAAGGTCTTAAGCCTATGACCGTCAAGGTTGAGGTTGTCACGAGTTCGGTCGGATAGGGGCAGGCGATGTTGCTTGAAGATGTAAAAAACCATCTTGACATAACGTGGGACGATGAGGCTGGGGATAGAAAACTCTCCAGCCTTATCGAATCAGGGAAGCTATATCTATGCCGCACGGCGGGCGCGGAGCTTTTGTTCGAGGGCGACGACGTAGACCATGGGGCGCTCATATTGCTCAAAGTCTATGTCATGTATGCGAGGTCCAATGCGCTTGATGAATTTGGAAAGAGGTACAGCGATGACCTATCCGCGCTTCGGGAAAAATATCAATCAAAACTTTAGTGACGGGCTGGTCATGGTCTACGGAACGCAGAATGTCGCGCCGCCTGGCGAGCTCCCCAAAACCGAACGCGTCTTGAAGGGCGGATTGCGCTTTCAGGAACGTGTGGTAGGGGTCGATAGGTTCTTCAAAGGGCTTCAGGCGGTAGGCGAGATAGTGCGCGTTATCCGTTGCCCTGCCCGTCGAGAAGTGAGCATACATGATATCGCGGTCATAGGGGACGAAGATTATGAAATCGTCC